CTTGACGGTGTAGGGCTGTACTGGGTTGGTTGGACCCCCATCTGCGCTTGCACTTGTGGCACTGGCGCTGTCATTGGTTGACTTCCTGCCACCCACTGTGGAGTTGTCCCTACGACTGGAGCCTGAGCCGCTGATTGAGCCACTGGAGCCACGGAGCTGATCGGCTGGGTCTGGGATGGTTGGGGTGCCGATTGGGTCGGCGCTACGGTAGCGTCCTGCATAAGTTACTTCCTTCTGGAGAGATTCTAAAGTTCGATATAAAAATGGGGTGAGATCAAGTCTCGGATCTGCAGCCATCGGTAAATTCGGTTGCTGCGGATGTGGCGTTCTCATCTCTTGATTGATTAGATCAATAAATGAAGAGTATGCCCTTTGTACTTCACCTACAACACGGAATGGGAAACCAGAAAGCATTCCGGCAATTTCGTCATCCGTTTTTGAAGGAAATAAGTACTTCAGTGCTTCTATGCTATCAACGCCTAATTCTTGAAGGTTTCGTGTGAAGATAGATTGGTTTAATTTATCTGCTGGAGTATCCTCATAAACAGGTCCCATCCAACGCCATATAACCGTCCTATCTCCATCAGGCGCTAAACCTACTACACCATCAGGTACATCCCCATTTTCCAATGCGGTGTCTACTGCTTGCTGTAATTTACGCTCATAATTAATTTTACCTTTTTCATATTTCTCCATCTGTTTCTCATCATTAACATCCTCTGGTAATAATGGATACTTAATTCCAGAAACATAAGCCAATGACTTCTTAAATATCTGTTCTTCTTGGAAAAGTATTAATTCAAAACACTTGCAAATACCATAGGTATATAACTGTAAACACTTCTTCTTCGCTGTCGCACTAACTCGACCATACGCAGATTTTATTTCTGTAGCAGTTACATTTGTAATACTTAAGTCATCAATACCACCTAAAGCTAGGCGTATTTCACTCCTCAACTGTTCTGTATAACGAGCTTGATCAGGACTAACTGCATTAGGAGTTATAAAAGAAACTCTATCTGTTGCTTCTAAATTTGCAATAACACGAGGAACTCTTAAACCACTGCCAGGACGTCCTATATAACCAGGTTGAGTTCTAGTTGTAGGATCTTGTTTAAAAGTAGAACTAGATAAAGAAAACTCTGATTGAAAACCAGATTGACTTGAAATACTAGGTCTTTGAACAGAACCATCTTCTGCTGTTTCGGTTATATCTTGCTTAGGTCGAGAGGATAAAAGAGTTGGATTACCAAAGAAAGATAAATTTGCTCTAATATTTTTAACCATCTCATCATGAGCAATGATTTGATTAGATAACCAATCAAACTCACCAGAGCCGTCAGTACCAAAAGCATCAGGATTATTAAAGACTTCAACACATGGTATGAACTCCATAGTGTTCTCAACTGTCTTCTTATCAAGCATCCCTACTTCAGCAAACTCTTGATCAAAAGAGATTTCTTGTTCACTATGAAACTCTTCAATTTCGTCAGCAGTAATACGTAAACGCATATAACGTTTATCTGTATTAAGCCCAATATTGGCTTGAATACCCCTCTTCGCTCTAACTTTATATTGATAGATGATGATTACTTCTTCTAACTCCCCCTCTGGTGAATAATATGTACGATAAGCATCCTTATCAAACCAATAAATCCTGTAAGTTTTGTTTGTAGGTCTTATATAAAATAAACCCTTACCATAAGCTAAAAATCTATCCCAAATTGAATCTAGCCTTGCATCTAATTTATTAAATTTAATTACCTGTTGAATAAAATCAAAACGTTGAGTTCCAAAATTATCCTGTTGAGGAAAAAACTCCACACCCTGCCTAATCCCAAACATTTTCATCTGGGATAGATGTGCGTTAACCAGCATCGTATCTGCTGGCCCAGTACCATCTCTATTTATGACTGCCTTGACAATATCATCAAGTGCAGAATGGCTATTATTATCACTCATGAGTGTTTAGAGTTTGATCTATTCTTCAATGTCATAACCAGCGTGGAGACGTTTCAAAGTGATAACATCATCCTCTACCTCAACTTCAAACCTTTCATTAGGCTGTATCGCCAAGTCATGGCAAAGTTCATCGGTAAGAGGAATAACAGCAGAACCATAAGCATCTTGCTCAAGTTCAACAGTGTAATAAGTAGGTGACATTGGAATGGTGTATCTCCAGTTTAAATCGTCAATACTCTAACTCTAGTTTTCCTCTGGTCATTAATCCATTACATAACCAAACTAAAGCATCAACACAGTCATCATGGGAACTTACTCCAAAATTAATAATTTCATCTTTTAAATTTGTAAATTTACGGTACTTATTAAAAATAATATTTCGCTGTTCAAATAAACCCATAATACCTCTGAATCGTGCAACTTTATCTCCTCTAAAACCTTTTACAGGATGCCAAAGAACATTGTATAAACCTTGATCACCTAAGCAAATACGTTTAAAATCAGCTTCTAAAGAAGCCTGATAAGCAACAGCTTCTGACCATACATGTATAGAACTTCCTGTAGGAAAATAATTCTTACCATCTTTATGAATAACTCCCCATTCCTCCATCATTTCCATTAATGCATCTAATTTTTCTAAATTACCCATTATTCTTAATCTCTTGCAATCAATAATATGTATCTTGTTACCGACTCGTCCACCCATTACAAAAACTGTATAGTCGTTCTGTTCCCGAACACCTGCAGATAAATCAACACCTATCCCTAATGAATCAAAATTAGTTGATATGGCTCCTTTAACAATCAAATCTGGTGATAAAGATAACTCGCTAGTTTGAATAATTTGATTCTGATATTGAAAACTAAAAGCTATTGGAGCCTGTCTTCTACGATCTTTTAAATAATCTAAAGACCACATATCTGGCCAATATGAAATCTCTTCGCCATTTTTATCAACTGTTATCGCAGATTGTACGATTTGAACCCAATCATTAGCTGGAGTAAAAGTACTATTATGAATATCGTCATGACGGAAACGAGTCCCTAAACAAATAGCTCGACCACCTTCAAACATAGTGGGGACAATAACTGAGTTCCAGTTATCTTGCATGGCCTGACGAATATCCCTGTTCTTAATATCATCAGCACTTTTAATTGCGTCATCAATAATACAAAGATGTGAACGTTTAGATGTCACAGCACCTTTTAGTCCTGCACAACAAACAGTAAACTCTTCTTCACCAGTAGATTTAATTCCAGCAAATTTCCAATCAATACTCCAATATTCATTAGAATTTATCCCTTTAGCAATCTTTACTCTAGGAAAAATTTCACGATAAGTTTTACTCTCATCTATTATTCTTTTAATAGCTGCACTCTTAGGTCTAGCAACATCAACTGTGTAAGAAATATAGAGAACTTTTAATGGTTGTTTATTAAGAGCATGTACACCGACTGTCCAAGCTGTGTATAAACCAAGAATTGTTGATTTAGCACTACCTCTTGGTGCCAAAATATCAATATTGGGTCCACCAATACCAACTAAACATTCACTATCCTTTCCCGTACATAAATAGCGATGCCATTCTTTATGGTGAGCAGCAGGAGGTTTATCACCTACAACATCACAGAAATATGCAAAATCTTTTCTTGCACGTTCAACATCGATATTGGAAGTCTTTTTGACTACCTGCTGCTTAGCGGCTGCTCTTGCAGTGCGTCTGTAGACGCTATAAATACTTGTACCTGCCATGCACGTAGCATAGCTTAAGAATCTCTAACTTTCTTCTTGTAATATTTTTGTCCAAACTCCCATTGATGCTTCTGTTAGAGGTCCTTCAATAGGATCATCTCTAAAAATAGATAACATTTCACGTAAAGCTCTATCTGCACCTGCAAGAATTAAACCTTGCTTATCCATTAAAACTTTCTCATCTCCTATTTGTTTAATAGCTCCTCTTAATTCTTTTTGAAGCATTGCAATACGTGCAGCACCCATATCTTGTTTCACCATTCCCATATCAATCCCATCACGTAACTTCGCTATAT